TATATAAATATGCTTTATCTGTTACTAAGACAAAAACTGTGTTTTTTTTATTGTTATTAAATTCCATAATATAAATATAAAAATTACTATTTATATTTATATATTTTAAAAATATTTTTGCTATTTTACCATTTTGTTTTCTTAACATTAATTTTTTGTCCATTTCCTCTTTTTTTATTTGCATTTGGATCATATTTTTCATCATCATCATCAGAGTTATAATTTTTAGATAATTCCCAAAATTCTTTAGAACCTAATCTAAAGTCATTATGATTTTCTGCTTTATACCAAAAAACTTGGTCTTGTAATTTATTAGATTTAACATTATTATTTATCACTAAACACTCATAATTTTCTGTACATTGATCCATTACTTGACAAAATGATTCAAATGTTGGAAACATTCCTGCATAGTTGTCATATATACGTCTTCTATTTGCAATATAATTCTCTCTTAAAATAAAAACATAATCTATGTTAGTACGAAGTGTTGGTGGAATACCAAGTGGATATTGCATCGTTATTACTAACATAATTTTCCAGTGACGTCCATTCATAAATAAAAGACGCATCATTTTATCACGAGACCAAGTATTATCATAAAGACAATCATCTAAAATAACAAAGGCACGAGGATCTATGGTCGTTCGTTTATACGTTTCCATTTCTTTTTTAATTTGTTTCAAAACGGTTCTTTGTCTTTTCAAAATATTTTCTATAATAGCAGTATTGTATTCATTATGTATAAATAATCTAGGTACCATCTTACCATAAAAACCATTTCCTTCTTCAGTTCCTGAAATAACGGTTCCTATAGGAATATCTTGTTGATAATATAATAAATCTCTTACTAAAAAACTTTTACCTGTATCACGTTTTCCTATTAAAACAATTACAGGACCTTTTGACTCATTTGATTTAAAACTTATACTTTTCATATCAAATTTTTTTAATTCCAAAGACATTTTATTTAATTTAGAAAAATTAATTTATTTATTTATACGAATTCAAAATAAGTTAAAAATTGATATTATTTTTATATGGATTACCTAATAATATGAATACATCATCTATATTAAACAATAATGATAATACACTTAATTATCTTAAAAGGAAAAACATTGAACTATTTAAAACTTTAGAAAAACAAGATATTCTTTTTCTCTCTAAAACACAAAATTATATCCCTATTTATAACCGAATTTTCTCGCTTAATAATTCTAATTATAATAGTATTAATTTAAATCATAAATGGTATTTATATAACATTAAAAACTCTATTGATACTAACAGCGATACAAAAAAAATATTTCAATGTCGTATTAAAAATACAGAAACTGATGAAATAAAAAACAAAACAGTTTTCATTAAATTAGCACCATTATTGGATCCTTATAAATATTTAGTTGGTAAATACAGCAATATATGTGATGATAAATTATATAATTTACCCAATTTAGATAATAACAATCATAATTGTCATCCCAAATTACTAGATGTGAATAACTCAGCGTACACAGATGGGTTTTTTGTTAATCTAACATCTATTTTAAAAAATAACTACCAATTTTACCATGGATTAGAATATTATGGCTCGTTTCTTTCTATTAAAAATAATTTTGTACTCAATGTATTTGATGATTTGGAATATTTAACTAACTCTGAATTTTTCAATCAAAATAAAAATTCTTTGTTTAAAATTGATCAATATGATCATTTAATTATGAATGAAAAACAAAAAATGGAACCCATTAAAATAGATTATAATTCAAGTGCAAAATCTTATTTATCTTTAAAATCAATTAATAACGAATTATTTGATAATTTGTTTAATGATTCTTGTGAAAAAAAAGACGAATATATTGAAAACAATTTTATTGAACATAATATTGTTATTGATTGTAACAATACAACAACGTTAAAATCTAACTCAAATTGTTCATCAAGATTATCTTATACAAATAGTGAAATAAGTGAAAATGATTTATATGATGAAATAGCAGAAAATAAATCAGTAACAGTCTCTTTAAATAAAAAAGGTGAATGCGAAGAAATGAAATCACATATTGCAAATGATTATTATTGTGACGATAGTTGTGATAGTGGCGACGATAGCTGTGACGATAGTGGCGATTATAGTAATAGTAGCGACAATACAGAATTTCACGAAGAAGAAATAAATGTAACAATTAATAAATTTCCCGTGCAAGTAATTTGTATGGAAAATTGTGAAACTACTTTAGATGATTTAATATTGAATAATAAATTGACAAATGATGAATGGTTTTCTGCATTAATGCAGATAATAATGATATTAATTACATATCAAAAAGTGTTTTCTTTTACACATAATGATTTACACACCAATAATATAATGTATAACGAAACATCAAAAAATTTCATAACGTATTATTTTAATAAAAAAACATATAAAGTACCAACTTTTGGCAGGATTTTTAAAATTATAGATTTTGGAAGGAGTATTTATAAATACCAAGGAAAAATGTTTTGTAGTGATAGTTTTCAAAGTGGAAATGATGCTGCAAGTCAATATAATACAGAGCCATATTTTGATGAGAAAAAACCTCGTTTAGAACCTAATTTTAGTTTTGATTTGTCACGTTTAGCTTGTTCTATTTTTGATTATTTGGTTGATGATTTAGAAGAAATTCAAAATCTAGATGAAATAACAGATCCTGTAAAAAAACTAATTGTTGAATGGTGTTTGGATGATAAAGGAATCAATTTATTGTATAAAAATAATGGTGACGAGAGATATCCTGATTTTAAATTATACAAAATGATAGCTAGACATGTTCACAATCATGTCCCTCAAGCTCAATTAGAAAGACAAGAATTTAAACAATTTATAGTAGAAGATATGGTAGATTCACATGATGATGCAAATATTAAAAATCAAAATATTATAAAAATTAATATTGATAAAATACCTTCATTAATATAAATAAATATTATCAAGTCTAAATTATTATATTTTTTTGTAAGAATATAATAAGAATATAAAATAAAATAAAATGAGCATTAATAATTTTGGATTTATAATGACAAGACATGTAAATTCACAAACAACAAATAATTATTGGAATAATAGTATAAAATGTATTAGACGTTTTTATCCAGATGTTAAAATAATAATTATTGATGATAATAGCAATTATGACTTTGTAAAAGGTCATCATGAATATAAAAATATTGAAATAATACAATCTGAATTCAAAGCCCGTGGTGAATTATTGCCTTATTATTATTTTTATAAGAATAAGTATTTTGAAAATGCATTTATTATTCACGATAGTATTTTTATTCATAAAAAAATAAATTTTGATAAAATAAAACATATTGATGTTTTACCATTATGGCATTTTAATCCAGATAAAGAAAATGTAATAAATTCATTGAAATTAGTATCCAATTTTAGAAATCAATATACATTGTATAAAAAATTAACATTAAGTGATACGATGATACTAGGAAGTAAACCTGAATGGTTTGGATGTTTCGGTGTTCAAAGTTACATAAATCATAATTTTTTAGTTAGAATAGCAAATAAATATAATTTGTTTACTTTATTAAATAAGGTAACATCACGTCCAGATAGATGTTGTTTAGAAAGAATTTTTGGGTTACTATTTAATTTAGAGTCAGGTGTTACAAAAACTTACAAATCATTATTTGGTAATATACATGATTATAATGGTGCGTTTGATTATACATATGATAAATATAATTATGATTTAACTATTAGGAAAAAATTACCTAAAAGTATCATCAAGGTCTGGAGCGGGCGCTAATATCCACCTTTTCCACCTTTTCCACCTTTAGAAAAGGTGGAGCCAAAACAACCGTTGAGAAAGGTGGAGCCAAAACAACCGTTGAGAAAGGTGGAGCCAAAACAACCGTTGAGAAAGGTGGAGCCAAAACAACCGTTGAGAAAGGTGGAACGTTTCCCAAATATAAAACCTGTTTTATAATATAAATTGAAATTTTATATTATATAGTATTTTTTGAAATAAAAGGTGGAAAATTTTGGCTCCACCTTTTCTAAAGGTGGACTAGAATTCAGGATTATTTGTAAAAACTGGAGTTGTTCCACCAGTTAACTTATCGCCATTTTGCATTACTGGTTTCAATTGTTCTAATATAAAATATCCACAAACAACACTAAAATATACCAATAATGTGTCTCTTATTAGTAATTTCAATGGCTTACTTTCTTTTTCAATATATCTCATTTCAATAAATTTCATTATTAAAAAAATGATTGATATAATCGCTGCTATTATAAAAATATTATTCATTTTAACCTTTCCTATTATTAAAATACTAAAGCAGTTTCTTATTTTTGTTTAAACGCAAAAAATTGAAATAGTTTTGTTTATAATATATTTTTTATTTCGTAATTAAAAAATTCAAAGTCTTTTTTATAAAATTCATTGATTAATTTTATAGAATCATTATTTAAATAATTAATATAGTTCTCTTTTTTTATATTCAGTTTATTTTGATGAAAATTTAAATCAAAATCGGTAAACCCAAACTGTTTTAAATCATTTGTTAAGGTTTCAGTTTTAAAAATATTTATATGTGGAACTATTCTATTATTTTTATCTATTAAAAATTCGTGTTGTGGTATGTTATGGTTGTCATGACAATCTTCATAAATATATTTTTTCATAATTTTATATACATCATCGCTGCTAGTATCTTCTTTTATTAAATTAAAATAAAATAAATCACTAATAATTCTATCATATGGGTTTCTTACAATTGTAATAATTTTCAAATCTTCATTAAAATCTACTTCTAATGTATTTTTATATTTACAAATATTTTTATAGGTTAAATGTTGTAATGATGTTTTTAATTTAAATTTTTCAAATAAAATATGATCATATAGTCCTTTAGAATACAATGTTTGTTTAGTTATTTTTTTTAAATATTGTTCCACAGAAGTTCCACCTGTTTTTGGTATATGAATAAATAAAATATTTTTATCTTTATAGTAAGGCATTTATTATAATAAATATTATATTTTTTATATATTTATTTTTGATGTTATTAATCTAAAAGTTCTATATCATCAATAATCAAATCTGGTAATGTTTCTAATTCTGGTTCATTTATCACATGAACATCTAAAGCATCTAAATTTACAGACTCATCTAAAATTTGGATTTTTTGGTTTGAATCATCATCATCATCGGCTTCAAGTTTTCTTTGATTGTACCTGATTTCACTAAGTTCTTCTAGTCTCTCTATATTTTTTGGTGCATTAATTTGCTGTTCTTGATTATATTGATCTTTCACTAAATCAATATCACTGAATGATAATTTTGTATTCATATTATCTTTATTATATTCTTCTACAGTACCGTTTACATTTGTATTTTCAACACCATTTCCATGCATTACTGTATTTTCATTTTTGACAGGTTCTTGTATATATTCCTCTTTTATTTCTTCTACAACATCTTCTTCCATGGTTTCATCCATATAAGCTTTTAATATTGCTTCAACAGGTACACTTTCTCTCAATGAATTCAAAATACATTCTTGGACTATTACTTCTAATTCTCTATTATGTTTTTGTATTTGTAATGGAGCTACATTCAATTCAAATAAATACACGTTTTTGTATATTTTTCTTGCTACATGAATATATACTTTATGAATAAAATCATCTAATTTGGGAATATTAATATCTATTTTTTTTTGTTTTTGTCCAACCCTCATAACAGTCAATATTTTTAGTTGAATAATATGAACACAAGTGATTAAATCTTCTAAATAAGAGCAACCAGATTTTTCACAAATTCGTTTTCTCTCATTTTCAATGATTGCTTGATTCCATTTTGGAACTCTTGTAATGAAATTTTGAAAAGTCATTAAATATTTTTCCATTTCATTGTTTTCTTTGCATAATTTAACTGCTTCATCTAATATTGATTTATAACCATCAATAATTAAAGGTGTTAATATAGAAATTAACCGTGCACTCCATTCATTTCTACTTTCGTGAAGTGTTGAAATATTAAAATCATCCATAGTGTTATTACATAAAACTAATATTTTCTAGAGACAAATCTAAACTCAAAAATAAAAAATTTAAAATAAAAAGAATCAATAATTTTTCATTTCTAAATTCTTTTCGCACCTTATTGAACGTTATCAATAATTCATATTTTTTATCATTTGTCATTTTATCTATTATTAATTTATTTGTTTCTAAAAGTTCAATAATATCCGTTGCACTATAACTTTTCTCATACAATTTCAAAGAAAATGTTATTAAATCACTTAAAGAAATTTTCGTAGAACCTCCATTACCCATTGTCTTTTCTATTGTTTTTTTTAATTTATCTAGATGTTGAGCCTTAGTTTCATTCATTTTGAAAATTTCATTAATATTATATTTGTATAAATTGATAATTTCTTTATTACATTCAGGCTCTGGAACATAAATTTCACAAAATCTAGATAAAATAGGTTTTAATAAGTTATATTTGTCTTCAATAATAATAAAAAATCTGGTATTGTGACTAAATAATTCAATGCATCTACGTAGTGCGGATTGAGCATCCATTGTTAGTTTATCAGCGTTTAATAATATTATACTTTTGA